CAGTCCCGATCTCACCTGTCGCAGAAACGCCTGTAACCGGGAAAACGTTATCTGTTCTTGTCGTAACAGTCCCGACCTGACCTGTCGCAGAAACGCCTGTTGGAATAATATTCGCGTCGGCTGTAACCGTAACGCTTCCAACTGATCCTGTTCCGGCAATCCCTGATACAGTGACATCTGCATTAGCCGATACCGTAACGCTTCCAACCGCTCCGGTGGCAGCAACACCTGAAACAGCCGTATTAGCATCTGCGGTGACTGTGACGTTTCCAATCGCTCCGGTGGCAGCAACACCTGTAACTTCCACATTTGCGTCAGCCAGTATTTCAACTGACCCAATAGCCCCTGTGGCAGCAACTCCGGTAACAGACGTATTAGCATCTGCGGTGACTGTAACTGACCCGATTGAACCTGTTGCTCCCGGAAGTGCAACACCCTCACCCCAAGGGCCTTCGCCCCATCCGTGAGATGAGCTATTCCAGCCTTCAAATGCAACAATGATGTCGGCCACATGTTAGTCCTATGCAATTCTTATAATTGCGTTACTAGCGTCTGCTGTAGGAAATTGAATCGTAAAATCTCCGTTAGTAGATGTTTTATCCCCACCGAAGGCTAAAGAACAAACTGCAGGATCGCCACTTGCAGTGTCGTTATAAATTAATGCCCCATTTGCTGTGATAGTACTGCTGGAAAACGTAAGATCGTCAAAATCTGTGAACCCGGTAGTTCCTGAGCTCGTTGGATTTACGTTAGTTAATGCAGCTCCTGTCGCTGTGTACCCTGTACCGGAAACCTCGTTAGTTGCACTATAAGCCGTAGTTGAGGCATCTAAAGTTGCACTAGACGTATATAAAGCCAATTTAAAGGTGTTTCCTCCTGAAGCTAAAAAATTATGTTTTGCTTCTAATAATTCTTTCTTAAAAGAAGTACACATTGCTGTTGTAATTGCCATTATAAAGTCCTCAATATTTCAGCCATATCTGCATGACCGTTAGATTTAAATAAGTTGTACAACGTTGTCCTATCGCTTTTTATTGCCTGATTGCATGCAGATACGATAACCCAGTACATGCGTTCTTTAAACGCCTCAGCTTGAGCTTTTATCTCTGGTTGAGCTGTTTCACTAATACTAATTATTTTATCTACTGCGTTTAAAGCAATCTCTTCTGAAGTAAACCCTCTGTTAGAAGTTGTTTGAACTTTTACTTGTCCAATAGAGGTTTCTACAGCAACGTTAAACATTAGCCTGTCCTCGAGATATCATAACGGTATTCATCTCTAAGGCCATAGCCTTCTCCCAACTTGTTTAAGCCTAACAAGGATTCTTGAAATCGCTGTTCATAGTTAGCTAGTTCTTCAGGAGCTTTAAGAAAATTAACTGCTTCGATTAAAGACCCGTACAAAATAGCGTTTGGAGCATTAGTTGAAAGCCATGTTGTCCCAGATTCAGCCCCAGCTGTTAAAGAAGCTGGGCGATATTTATAATGCAACTCAAAAGTATAATTTACCCCTACACTTGGTTGATTAGGAGTAGGGGCAAGTAAGAAAGTTGTATCATCAAATTGTGAAAAATATAAGGGTAATCCTGTTGTATTAGGATTTGGAGAATAATCCCGCATAAACGAAACGTGTTTAAATAATAAGTATGTATATTCGTTAGACGAAATTACCGCGAGACTTAATGGAGCTAAGAAATCAGTCGGCATCGATAAATAAGGATTTCCACCTTCTGCTGTACCTGTTACATTTTTACGAAAAACAGGTAGTTCAACGGCTTTTAATATTCGTTCCTCTGCCTCTTGAATAAACACAGGAAGATTAGAAGTAAATGTTGATTCTGAAACTTCACAATAATCTTGTATCGTTGTTTTTAATTCTGCGTAAGTAAAGCTCATGAGTTCACCACCGTTACAGACCCAATTTCACCAGTTCCAAAAACACCGTCAAACGCAGTACCTATAGGATCCGCAGTACTCGAAATAGATCCTCCAATATCTACGCCTAATGGTGTAGTGGTTTGAGGCCCCGTTGTTCTAACAACTCCTAATTGAGACTGAGGTAAAGGTATTTCTGGTCTAGGCTGTCTTAACGCTTCCGGGTCAGTTGGGTGATGAGGTGGTTCTAGCTGAGGGTGCTTAGGCTCGTAACATTCATGACAAACTTTAAAACCTGTCCACTCCATTCTCATCTGTAAATACCGAGTTCTAAACCCGCATCTATCGCAAACTCCGTATGAAAACTTCCCTAATGCGTAAGACATTAGACATAGCTACGCTGAGGAACTAAATGAACTGAAGATCGATCCTCATCGTACCTTAATGCGTTAAGTAGGTTTTGCTCATAAATACCGTTTAATAACTGTGCTTTTTCAGGATTCTTTTTTAAAGCGATATAAAAAGCTAACCCAGAAACTAAACAAGGCATAAATCTACTTGGGATATCTACATCATTAACTGCTGCACTAATATCTTGAATTCTTTTCCAACGAGAAGAAACTAAAACATCCGTCGAGTTTTCCGGAGCAGGCCAAACGTACAGCTTAGGTGTAATTGTTCGCTCAACATAATATTGAGTACACCTTGCCTGAGTATTCTTATTAGGAATGTTTAAATATTCATTTCGATCTATGCGATCAATTTGAAAATCAGTTTGTTGAGAATTAACGTTCCGTCGAATAATAGCATCTAAAATATCGATGTCATATTCATTTAGATCGTAAGAAACTTGTCCTTGAGTTAACGTTAATGAAACTTGCTCAACTTCCCAAAGCTGAATACCACGATTAGACCAATCTGCAAACATAATATTCATAGATCGTCTAGCCGTGACACCGTCGTAGCCAGTACGGTATTCAAGTCCTGCTAATTCAAACGCCTCTTCAATCGCAGTAGCCGCGTTTAAACTAAAGTCTCTAGTTCCCGAAGTTGCCATATTAGTAATGCTTCAATAGATTAAGAACAATCACATAGGTATCGTTCGCAGCAGCTCCTAGTGTTGTTAATTTTATGTCCCCGGTTTTACCAGCCCCAGAAGTATTAACTAGTCCTCCAAAGTCACAAAAATCCATATGGCCATTAGTTGACTCTGCTAAAGCAATCGCAATAGTATTTACTGTAGCTCCCCACAATAACTGAACTTGAGTAAAGCCTGTTATTGAATGAGCGATTTTTTCTATAGTAACCCCAGAACAAGCTGTTCCATCTGATTTTGCAGCGAGACTGCTTACATCAACTTTCGTAACGGCACTTTCACCAGTGCCGTCCGAAAGGTTAGTAAATTGAATAACTGCACGATGGAGACCGTCGGAGATGGTAGTCGTTGAGACTGCATCAGCCATAGTTATTCTCCTAAATTAATTAAGCGTCAGCAAAAGGCGTAACAATCGTTCCACTTCCGATCAGCAAAGAGTCATGAACCAAGTAGGTCGCAGTATCGATAGCAGTTACTTTAATAACACTTCCAACAATACCGCCTTTGGTAGAACCGTTTAAAGTAATTACATCGTTAGATGCAGCAGGAACGAATGCTTTCTTCGCGCCATCATCAACAGCAACTATAGCCGCACCAACAAACTTGTCAGTGCCGTCAGTCAAGATGTCAAGATCGGTTGCTGCGGTTTCAACATAGAAAAAGAAAGACGCGCCAATGTTGTTTGCTTGATCAGGGGCTGTCGGGTCAGTAGGAGTGGCTGAAGAGATAGAAGGCAAAGTAAACTTGCCGTCTGCATCGTTCAACATAATAATTTTACCGGCATGAGCCGCAACGGTTAAAGTTGTGTCAGCAGATAAGCTAATGCTGCTGTTAACGCCAGCAGTAATAAAACCAGCTAAAGATTTAACGGGTCCAGAAAAAGTAGTTTGCGCCATTATATTCACCTCTTTACGAAAGGATTCGTCTTAGTGTCTTCGTAAACGTCTGCTGGGGCAGTCACTAAAACTTATTATACCCAGAAATAAAGGGGGGGATATACCCCCCCACTTAATTATGCCGCACCGGGAGACCCGAAAATACCACGCCAGTCACTAAAGCCAAAGCTATAGCGTTCTCTGGCCTTATAGCGAACGTTTCCGGTTTCAAAATCACCTTCCATGTTCGTTGATACGGGAGTACGGACAAAGTGTTTCAGTCCATTAGGAACGTCAGTCTTCAAGAAGAAAGCATCAGTATCCGTCAAGAAATGATTCACAACGTATCCTTCAGGGATCATTCCCATGTTTCGGATAGCGTTGATATCATTGTCAGCTGTTCCTACGCGACCCGGAGTTTGAAGCAGACGATCTGCCACGAACTGAAGGGCTGAAGGAATAATCAGCTTACGAGCCTGTGCATTAATCTTCAGACCACGCTCATCTTCAAAAGCAGCAATATCAATTAAGGCTTGCTCTAATGAAGTTTCGTTAAGGTCTGCAGCTGTAGACAGCTCATTAGACTGAGTTTGGTTAGATACAGTCGGATGGTCAGTAGCACAAAGCTCCTTACCGTCACCACCTAAGAAGCTGCTGTTGAACGCATTGTTCAATACATTAGCTCCTTTAATGTTTTTAGTCTGCATCATAGATCGCGCAAGAGCGCGAGTGTACCGAGAAGAAAGGGTATCGTAGAGATTATCTTCGATAGCTTCTTCAGTGAGTGAAAACGCTAAAGCAATAGTTTCATGCGTGTAGCGAGCAGTATATGACTCTTGTGCAGTGTCATAAGTTACATTGCTACCTTCGCTTTTAACTGGTGCTTCGCCGAAGCCTGTTAGCATGACTTCTTCCTCAAAAGCTCGTTCTGAACTTTCGGTGTCGAAGACATCTTCATACTCAGCAGCGTATCTATCATATTCCAAGCCAAAGAGAGCGTGAAGGCCGGGAACAAGCTCTTTTACGAGTTGTGCTCTATTAATCGCCATTAGTTACTCTCCCTAGACTGCGAATGTGTTAGTTGGGAACGTAAAGAAGGCTCTTGCAAAAGCACCAATACTATTGCTTGGTGAATCTACAAAACCAACACAAAGCGCAACTCCACTACTAGTAGTAGCAGTTACACCTTCTTTTGAACGTCCGTTATTAGTTGAACCCGCTGTAGTGCTAAGGGTGTACTTATTACCGATGAAACTTACAGCAGGAGTTCCTGCGGTAAATTGTGCTTCATAGATAATTGCAGGATCTACATACACATAGGCTTCAGCATCTGCTCCACCTAGAGTTGCGAGATTTGCGGTCCACTGATTAGACCAAGTTGGGGTGCCATCGGTAGCAGTATACTGCACACCGTAAAAAACACCTGCGGGAGTGCTTGTAGCACCAGCCTGATTTATGTAACCCGAAGAAAGCGTCACAACATCACCACTAAAAATAGCAGTATTATAGCCACTTGCAATACGCATTTTCTTGGGTCTAATCACCCCACCATACATGTGGGAGGCGGGTGTAAAGCCGTTAGGGGCATCTACGTTTGCCATTTTAAAACCCTCCTAAAGAGTCATGAGAAAAGTTAATCGGCATCAACAACGCGTCGACTACCGAACTCCGTTTTTGAGTTCCTTTGAATGTCTGAATTTCTAATAGGCATTCTAGGATCACTATCTCGCATCAAATCATTGTCGACCCCTTTAAGCTGATTATCGGTTACATTTCTATAGTAAGCGTTTCGTTCAGCTACGGTTTCTTCAGGAATTTTAGCGAGAATTAGCCCACCAACTCCAATCACACCCGCGTGTCTACCATCATCGATCGTTGGTGCATCGAAATCCGGATAATCCTCTGCTCTCACAGGTTCAAATCCTTCTCGAATACGTTTAGACATATTCGCTCGATCATCATGACCTCTAACTTCTGCACGAACCCAACGGTGTTTATATCCCGGAGGGGCTTCAGGGGCATCTAACATTGAAGGCGGTTGCCAAGGTTTTCTGCGAGTTTTAGATTCTCGTGATTCAGCAGATCTGGAGACTCGATCTGTCATTTTATTCTCCTTAGACGTATTTTGCATACTCTTCAAGTGGCACACCAATTCTTTTTGCGATTGCAATTTGTGAGGGTGTGAGACTCACTTTGCGTGCTCCACGACTTGCTGGACTAGCCCCACGACTTGAACCAGCTACTTGTTGCGATTGCACGTTTTTCGGCTTATCGAACTTATGAGGAAAATTTTCCCTAAGTTGCGCATTTAGTTCTTGATAATATTCATCAGAAGTCGGATCAATTCCGTTTCTTTTTAGCTCATCATCAATAGCTATCGCCGCACTTGTCATAATTCGATCTTGACCGAACCATGAATTCTTTTCAGCCCATGCTTCAGCTTTTTCATCTCTAGGAGGAGGTTGCTGAGGCTGTGCCTGAGAATTTACTTGATTATTTTGACGAATACTAGCTAATCGTCGTCTATTTTGTAATTTTTGTCGATTCTCAGCTTTCGCAGCATTTTGAGCTTCTAACGCTGATTTAGCTACAGCTTCGGTAGCTAACGCAATAGCTTCAGGATCACCAAGCTCTTGTGCTTCTCTTAGAGCTTTTCTAGCTCTTTCAGCTTCAGAATTAATCCTAGCTTTATATTCATTAATTAGGCTTGCATCCGACGAATAAAGTCTATTAGTTAAACTAGACTTTTCTTGTTGTAAATTTTGAGCAAAGTTAATCGCTTCATCTCTTTGGCGTTCAGCTTCACGCATCCGATAGGTTAATTTATCGATACGTTTTTTAACTGAATCACTATAATCTTCTAACTCAGCAGCTTGATCAGTTTGTTTTTCTCCGAAGTCTTGATCTTGCTGACGCTCTTGAATAACATCAGCTTCACGTGGATCAACTTCTTCGTCTGGTAAAATTAGTTCTATTTGTTGTTCAGACATATGTCCTCCTTATTGCAGAATTGATTCAGGATCAGAAATAACAGCTAAGATTTCATCATCGTTTAAAAGACGCATGTCGCCACCTTCAATACGAAAACGCGCTCCCGCATATCTTCCGAAAATTACCCAATCCCCCTTTTTGCACCAAGGGCCGGTTGGAAACTTATCCTCATCTGCATATGCACTTGGTCCCATAGAAACGACTAATCCTACAATAGTAGCAATCTTTTCTTTGTCCAGTGTTTGTTTAGCGAGCATGATTCCACCACGGGTTTTATGGCTTGGCTCGAATGGCAGAATTAACATTCTATATCCCGTAGGTACGGGAAGTTTATCAGCGTGAGACTCTAAATTTTCAGCAGTTAGCTTATTCTCGTCTTCTAACGCGAATTCGCCATCGGAACCAAAATTTAATACACGGTCAGGTACTTCAGTCATTGATCTCTTCCATTTTTGAATGCAGGTTTACTATTTCTTGCTCAGTGAAATTTAAACCTGAAATTTCCCCAACAATACGTTGGTACTGAGCGAAGTCTTGGGCGCTTCCCGAAGCAAGCGTATGCGTGAGAACCTCTTGGCGCTCACGAATCTTTTTGAGTAAAAACTCAGAATACTTAATAAAGTCCATAAATTAATTTATGTAACTTGTGAAAGAAGTGCCTTTAGTTGCAGCACCAACTCCTTTAATCTTTTTCTGTTTTCCAAGCTCAGAAACTACACCAATTTTACAGTCTTTAGCCTGAGCAAACCCTTTATCAGAAGCAGACATAGAATCTACGCTTACTTTCTTCGGGCGCTTGTCCCCCGGACCGGGGTACTGTTTGCTTTCATACCTCATCGTTTTTTACCTCGCTTTTTTAAACCTTGACTTACAGGCCCCTTTCTAGGAGGAGGGCCTCTTTTAACACCTTTCATTATTGCTGTTCCCTAGATTCTTTAACTATACGCGCAAGATTAGTTAAATTCGTATCTGCGGATCTTTCATCCCGTAGCTCTACTTCGCGTAAGTCTGCTGCAATTTTGACATCAGTTTGGCGCTCTTGAGAGTCAATCTTTTCAAGTTCAAGTTGAGCTTTTTGATCAACCTCTTTTTCACGAAGCCTTAACTTTTCAGCTTCTAGTGCCATTTGCTGTTCGAACATTTGACGCTGGGGATCGGGAACTTCCATCGCTTGTTGCAATGCTTGCTCTTGACCAGTGATCTGCTGTGTAGCTTGTGCTGCTGCGATAGCGATCTGGTTTTCGTACTCTGGAGGTATTTGTGGCATTTGACCATCTGGTCCCGGCTGAGGTAGTTGAATACCTTGCTGAGCAAGTAATTGTTCTACTTGTATTCGGTACTTTAATGCTTGGTGTTGCTGTATATGCGCGTTTAACGCTTGAACAGCCGCAGGGTTTTGAGCTGCTGCAGGGTTTTGACTAAATGACAAATGCGTTTGAATATGTGCATCATGATTCTGCTGTATAAATGCTTGCATTGGAACGTTGTTAAGAGAATCTTGATTTTCTTGTATTGGATCTTTAGGCGCTGGCTGAACGTCGGGTAAAAGAATGTCATCAATATCTTTAATGTTTAAAGCCAAGTACATCTTACGAAAAGCTGCTTTTAGATTGTGCACTTGCGGAGCACTTTGCGCCATCTGTAACTGTGTTTGCGCTAAAATAATCCGTTGGGTAGTACTAAAGATATTAGGATCAGATACAGGAATGACATCAACTTGATTGCTAAAGTCTTCTCTGAATACGGTTTGTTGTGCTCCCTGTACCTGATATGGGTATTCAGGAGGCAATACCTCCCCGAAAATTCTCTTTAATATTTTAAACTCAGTTTTTTGAGCGTAATGCAATCGTTTATGGATTGCAGAAATTACTCGCTGACCTCGTTCTAGCGTAGCTATCGTAGAACCGACAGGAGCATTAGGATTAGATTCGGCACCGCCTTGATCAATTACGGATGCAAACCTTTTTCCAGAATCAACTAGAACACCTAATAAGTTTGCTAATGTGCCACTAGGTTCTTTATAGGGAAGCGGCATAAACGATTCGCGGATTGTTCCTCCCGGAGTATCTACATCTCGCCATTCTCCGGGTTGGATAGGATCATCTGCACGTTGAATATTTAATCCGCGAGACTTAAACCCTGCAGGTAAATTAGCTAATGTCCCTGCGTCAATTAACTGTCGTAAAATAGACGTAGCTGATTTAGTAACGCCTCCAATCATGTGGATAAGTCCGAATCCGTAAAAACCTAATCCGGGTAAAAATTTAAAGTGCGTGAAATATTCGATCTTTTTTCGTAAAGGATCTTGTTCATCGTAATTACGGCGAATACTTAAAACTTCACGCGTATCTCGACAGATAGTTACGATATACGGTAATGCAATACCTGTGGGTTCTCCCATATCGTCTGTATCTTCAAAACCCGGTACATCTAACTCAGCGTGTACTTCTAACAACGTAAACTCTCTATCTGAATTAGACGGACTTAACCCATCAAGCTCGTCAATCTTTTCTTGAACGACAGACTCTTGAGTTAGCCCCGGAGACGTTGTTGGAGTATCTCGATAGAAGCCTGATCGCTTTAACTTTAACAAATCGTTTTCGGTCATGTGTAACACATGCGTAATTCGAGGCGTTGAAACTAGATCAGTCGTATAGTAAGGAACTACAAGATCTTCGGATTTAATAAACCGAGAAACCGCACGACCTATAGTTGGATCATAGTAAGACTTTTTAAAAGCAGAACCGGAAAGCGGAAGATAGAACAAAAGCTGATCCATTTCTGGATCAAACTCTTCCATCTTGTAAGTTATTTGATAATTCATAAAGTTCTTGACACGATTTGCTTGAAGCAACTTCGGATCAGTAACTTTACCCATAACTTGGGTGTCGACAGGTCCACCAGAAGGTAATAATTCTTTATAGGCTTGCGCTTGAAACTGAGTTACCGCTTCGGCAAGTAAAGGGTGATAAACACCACTTGAACCTTGGAACGGCTCGCTTCTAGGATCTGATTTTATACCTAATAACTCAAGACCGTCCTTAAATGTTTCGTACCAGTCTTGTCGAGAATGTAAATCGTCTTCATACGCAGAAATTAACTTAGAACCGATTTTTCCAAGTTCACCGTTGTCTAAATACTCTGCAAGGTTGTCATTAAAATCTATTTCGAACTCTTCGTCAGGGTCAAACCCTAAAGTTCCTTCGCCTTCTTCGTTAAAAAAGATTTCTACACCGTCTTCGAAGTTTGGAACCCCTTCAATTTCAATTTCGGCGAAAGAATCGTCTAAATAATCTTGCATATCAGCCATAATTGGCAACCTTACCTAGATTTTTGTTAATAATATACCCTAAGTTTCGGATAATACTCTTCTTCTTCCGAAAAATCACTTTTTAACTGCAAAAATCCACCCGTTCTGAACCGCATTAAGGCTAATGTTGTCGCATCAACCAAATCATCGTTCTCACCGTTAGGAAAATCGCTAATTTCGTCCATTAAGTCTTCGGCCCAACGTGTCTCAGGCACCCAAACCTTGCCATCTTGGAAAATAGGGCTAACAGAATTTAATCTTGCGATCTTATCTTGCCCTCTGTTAGGTGAATATGTGTTAATCGGAATACCTAATCGCCTTAACTCCTGTGTTAACGGGATTCCAGAGGCTTTTGTCTCAATAATTACCGAATCAGGGTTCCAGTATTCGTATAACCGCAGAGCTTCTTGCTTTAATTCAGGAAAATCGAACCGCTCTTTTACGCAATCTAATAAAACAATATGGGCTTCTTCGCCCGTATACAGATCTTCTCCAATTTTTCCTTCAGGATAGAACACTCCCCACGTTGTTATCGCAGTAAAGTCGGCTCGTTCAGATTTTAAAAACGCAGTATCGTAACTTTGTATTAAATATTGACAAGAAGGAGGTTGATCTTGTGGCCAAACTTTAAACCAATCCCTTGGAATAATTGAAATACCTTCCCCAGTTGGGCGCTGCATATACTGAGCAGCCCATTTTGACGGAGGAATAGACGATTTAGTTGCTTCTAATTCTTCAAGACTCCAAAACTCAGGCCATAACGGTTTACCGGAAGGTAGTATCGCAGGAAACTCTATTAGTTCCCACTTATCCCCGCCCTTATCTTGAGTCATCTTTTTAATTAAACGACCCGTTACATCCTTTTTAGACCAACGAGTCATTACAACAACGATAGCTCCTCCCGGCTGAAGACGCTGTCGAGGGCCTGTTTGATACCATTCGTAGGCTTCGTCCAACGCTTTATCCGAAAACGCATCTTGTTCAGAGTGCGGATCGTCGATAATAAACAAATCAGCACCACGACCAGCTAATGCACCACCAATACCCGCCGCATAGTACTGCCCCCCTTGCATCGTATTCCACTTACCGGCGCTACGAGAGTCAGCTTTTAGCTGAGTACCGGGAAAAACCTCTGCATACTCTTCGCTTTCAATCAAGTCACGAACACGACGACCGAAGTTTATAGCTAAGTCAGCCGTGTGTGTTGCCTCGATAATCTTTAACTTGGGACGTTTACCCAATAAATATGCAGGAAACAAGTACGAAGCAAATTCAGACTTCGTATGTCGAGGAGGCATATTAATAATTAGACGTTTCGATTCGCCTGAGGCAATCTTATCGAAAGCCTCGGCCATTCGTTTGTGGTGTGCGCCCGCGATAAACTCGGGCCATATCATCTTCACAAAGTCGTAAAAGCTCGCGGCAGACTTTTCTTGACGTTCTCGCTTTTCAAGTTCTTCTAAAAGAATCGTGAACTCTTTAGCTTCTTCCTTTGATAAGTAAGATAAGTCTACCTTGCGAAGATCTTCTAAAACTTTATTAGACATTAGCCGCGTATTTCACAGCCAGCGCCGCGATAAGTTTTACCGCCCTTTTTCATTTTCTTAGGACTACCGCCATAGTTCATCATCATTGCATCGCCTGAATAGGCAGGCTTACCCATAGCCATTTCAGTACCCTTGCTTTCCTTTCGACGAGATTTCATCGACTGCTTTTTCTTGCCGTTTTTCGATCCTAAAGAATCATCGAGTCGTGCGTTATAGCCTTGTCTTTTCATAAATACTCCTAAGTTTCGTCTTCGTTTGTAATTGGAGAACGGCTACTTACAAGGTAAGCACTTCCTCCTAACCCAACCCCTACTGGGGCTATTGCCGCTAAAATGTTTTCGGAACTCTTTCGTTTTGGATCTGCTTTCGCTGAAGTAGACCTTATTCGACTAGAATCCATAACAATAAACTGATCATACTTTTCGAGGTTTTCTCCGTACTCAATTAACTCCTCACGAAAGTCTGGGCCTTTAAGATTAGAATCCGACCCAATATCAACAATATTTTTTAATCGAATACCGGGGATGTTTAATTTTTCTGCAAGACTCGCAATATCGTCTGTGTTAAAAACGTTAGAATCTTTTAAAAATATCTCCGTTCCGTCAGGTAATCGCAATGTCGCATCTTCCGGGGGATTATTCCAATTATTGCCTCTAAAGTCTACAACAGCAAAGCCTGAATCATTTATTCGTAAAGGCATTACAGAGTTGCCATAACTAAAAGCTAACGCCGGGGATTCTGTTAGAAACGTTCCTTTGTTAGCATATAACGAAGGATCGAAATTGTCGATCTCGTCTGCAGAATTTGTACCATGGTAAACGCTTACAGGGTAGTCTCTGTCTAAACGTTGTTGCCTAGTTAACCCTGTCGTTTTTTCTAAATCCTCTAAGTACTGCTCGTGGCGTCTTAATCTTTTATCGAACTCCCTTTTCGAAAGTTTTCCACTAAATGGAACTTCCGATAAAAGCCCTTCAAGTTCGCTGGCTTGCTCTTCTTGCAACAATCCTTGTAAATATTCTTCAGGATCGTCTGGAACCATAGTCGACGTATCACGTTTATTTAATAGTGATGCTGCAGGAATAATCGGCAACATCGACGCTACGCTTAAAACGTAATTTAAAATATTCCTAGACTCAGGGTCTCGAGCATACATATCAGCGTCTGCAACTAACCCTAAAATATCTCCAACCACAGGAACACCACTAGTTATAATTGCGGCGGCATCTGTTGGAGTTAGTGCCGATTCTTTACCGTATCCTATATCCATAGGAACCCCTGTTCCGTAAGGACTACGATTAAAAATATCTGATAAGCGTTCATCGCTTATCCCACCGTCTTCTCGGTATAACGGATTAAACTTTTTTACGGCGGTTATACCACCCTCCTGCCGTCGAATAGGTACTTCTTCAATGCGGTCATCAACAAACCGTGTAATTTGATTTAGTTCTTCACTAGACAAATTATCACCCTCTTTTAGTCTA